CAACGCCACCATTGTTGCCAGAGTTAGCACCACCTTGAGCGCTGGCACCGCCACCACCCGCACAAGTGTAATTACTATTTGTAGTTGTTCCACCATTATAACCTTGGTTAGCAGTTCCTGTTCCACCAGCGCCACCACCCCAACCACAACCACCACCTGAACCACCTGATGTTGTTGACTCAACACCATAGTGTCCGCCGCCTCCGCCGCCAACAGAAGTTATTGTTGTTAATCCAGTACCAGATATAGAAGAATTGGCACCAGGTGAACCATTGGAACCATCAAATGTACCATTTGCACCACCAGCTCCAACAGTTATTGTATAGGTAACAGATGGACTAAGAGTTAAAGTTGATTCAGCAGATGCTCCACCGCCAGAAGATTCTCCAGGTACAGAAGAACGATAACCACCAGCACCACCACCACCAGCAGTTCCTCCACCTGAACCACCACCGCCTGCGATTACTAAATAATCAACTAAAATACTACGTGGGTAATTTTGACTAGCAGTAATTCCTAAAATTGGACTCACGACAAATCGCCTAAAATAGTAAAAACATTTGATGCTGTGCAAATAATTGTTGCTGCTGAATATCTTGCTCGTAACACTGGAGCAGTAGAAGTTGCACCAGTTGATGTAATAGTTACTGAACCACCTGAAATTGTTGTTAATCCAGTACCAATAGATTGAATATTAATTTGTTGTCCTACTGTAAATACATTTGCTGGAATTGTTACTGTAATTGCTGATGTATTAGACGTTGTAACAAGTTTATTATTAGCATCATCTGCAACCAAAGTGTAAGTTGTGCCAGTCTGTGCATTAAAAGTTAAAGTATTAAATGCCCATTTTACTCCTGTAGCAGAACCACTGTCGGCTACTAAAGATGAACCATTGGTTCCTACTCCTAAGCGGGTAGGTGTTCCGCTTGTACCGCCAGTAATAATATCACCAACTGTTGTCATAGGATTTGTCATACCAGCCGAAGCCCATTTTAATCCCGTGGCAGTAGAGCTATCAGCAGTAAGAACTGTGTTGTTTGCTCCAACTGCTAGACGAGTAGCAGTTGTATCATAAGTTAATACATCACCTTTAGTTGTAACAATAGTGCTTGCTGATGCACCTGTAGCACCAGTTGGACCTTGTGTGCCTAAACCAGCAACAGTATCCCAACTTGTTCCATTATATCTTTTAACTGCCATATTAGTATGCTCCCATAATTGTCATAGTACGTAAGTCGGGGTCACCGTCTACTGATTCATCAATCCATACATCTCCAGTTGTAGGTGACGTTGGTGTTACTGTTCCAACAAATATTCTTTTTCCTGGGTCTGCATCAGTAACATTAATTGGTGCTACTTTAACCGTACCAGCGGTACCAGTGTCTGTGCCCATACCAGTAAAGTCAATAAAGTCATATGTTGCTGCAGAGCCACCATTGATTTTAACTTGGCTTCCTGCTTGTAATGCTGTCCAGGCAAGCCCAGTTGCTGCTGCACTATTAACACTAAGTACATAGCCGTTAGTTGCTGCAACAGATAATTCTGCTGGAGTTGACGCACCGCTTGCAGCGATGATTGAACCCTTAGCAGTAAGTAATGTCTTCTGAATAAAGTTGGATGTATCAGGTGCTACTAGGTCCCAAGAGGAACCATTGTAAACCTTCATTGCATTTGTAACTGAGTTAAAGTAAAGTGCTCCAGTAATTAAAGCATTACCATCATTGTCTACTGTTGGGTCAGATGTTTTAGAACCTAAGTAGCGGTCATCAAACTGGTCATAAGATGCTGCTGCACTTGTTGCTGATGTTGCTGCACTAGCAGCAGATGTTGAGGCTGCAGTAGCGGAAGCAGCAGCGCTTGTAGCGCTAGTTGCTGCAGCAGTTGCCGAGTTGGCTGATGAGGTTGCATAACCTGCAATTGTTGCTACTGAGTTAGCAGCGGTAGTTGCACTTGCTGCTGCAGATGTAGCTGATGTTGCCGCTGCTGTTGCACTCGCTGCAGCGCTTGTTGCGCTAGTTGCCGCTGCTGTGGCAGAGGCTGCTGCTGAGGTAGCACTTGTTGCTGCTGCTGTCGCAGAACTTGCAGATGCACTTGCAGATGCTGCTGATGCGATTGCTGATGTTTCTGAACTTCCTGCAGATGTAGCAGCAGATGCTGCACTAGTTGCTGCAGATGCAGCGCTAGTAGATGCTGCAGTTGCAGAACCTAGAATGCTGTCTACATAATCCTTAGGAGTAGCAGAGGATGCTGACATCCCTGCAGAGGATAGACCAGTAATAACTGGAGAGCCAGAGATAGTCGGGCTTGTTAAAGTCTTGTTTGTAAGAGTCTGTGTCGCAGTAGCGATAACCACTGTGCCTGTTGTGTTAGGCATTGTGATTGTGTTATCCTGTGTAGGGTCGACCACTGTAAGGGTAGTCTCATAGGCATCTGCTGTAGCACCTTCGAAGACAATGCTTGCATCTACCCCTGCACCAGAAATGCTTGGGTTGGTTATTGTAGGGGCTGTAAGGGTCTTGTTAGTCAGGGTCTGGGTGTCGATAGTTCCGACTACAGAAGAAGAGTTTGAGATGCCGTGGACACCCGTAGAAGCCTCTACGTGGGCATTGGCTTCGCGGTAGTCGCGACCAATTGCCATGTGGCGAACTACTGCACCAGCTGAGTGAGCCTGGGCAGATGAACCATCAATAGCACGGGTTACTGTGAAGGTGTTAGTCGATACCGCGGTGGCATCTAAGATTTCTTCGAGAGCCGTGTCTGGGTCTACAACAACCGTAAAGGTTGTACCCGCAGGAATAGACTGGCCACCAAGGAGGGCTGTACCAGACTGGACAACTATCGTTGATGCGCCAGCGGTAACTGCACTTGTCAGTGTAGTTTGCTGTGAGCGAGAGGAGTAATTGCGTGTTGTCATTTATATTCCTATCGAGTATAATGAATTCGTGGCGGGTATTGACTTTGCATTGCTGATACTTCTTCGTTCAAACGTTGTGAGTAAAGAGCAAAGAGTTGTTTTGTTGCTGATGCGCTTGCACCGTATGGGCGCTTGCCATCTGTTTCGTCCGCCTGTGGGCTAATCTGACCTGCACGAGCAGGGTCGAGGTAAGCCAATAGTCTGTATGATGCACCGAGGATTACAATGTCACGAGCTGATTCAGAGAATCCAGTAGTAGTTGTAAATACATCTCCGCTGTTTGCCATAGCAGTTGGAGGTGTGGCATACATCACCTTTACTGTACGTCCTGGTGTTATATAGTCGTAGATGGTTACAGTCTGTGAGTTTGCACCCCAAGTAGTTACATCTGCAAATGGGTCGAAGTCCCAGCGCTTAATACGAATCCATTCCTTAGAAGGACCTGTGTCCTGCCAAGACATAGTTAGAATATTCTCAATACCTAAGTCTTCAAACTCGTAAGTGTTAATCGCTGCGTTGAAAGTAAATGTTGTTTGCTTGACAGCCAACAGGCTAGCACCCATTGCACGGATAGTATCGTTGATTGCCTTCTTAATTACGTAGCGTGGAAAGATAGGTGAGATAGTAACCTTAGCATCAGCTGCGTGTGTAGCAGCACCTGTGCCTAGATATCCACGACCATAAGGTGATACAGTCGCTGTGTTACCCACGCGGTCGAATGAATCAACCCACATAAGTTCTTCGTCAATTTCAAGGATACCCTTACCTACGTTACTCGTATCTCCAAGAGATAGGATTGTAGGTGAGGTGCTTGGAGACGTCAGTGTTGTGACTGCTGTGCGTAGATATGTTGAACGGTCCTGTTGGTAGGTATAACCTGAAAGGTTAATGAGGACTTCATCAATCATCTGTGCTAGTGTTGTCATAGGTCTATGCTCCTTAATGCAACAACTGCTGATAGTCCAGTAGTTCCAGCTAGTTCATTACAGATAGCGTTTAGCATCTTGTAGTCCTTAGGCTGACGGCTTGCGCTAGCCTTAATGTTTAGTGCTGCTATAATACCCAAGCCACTAGTGTCAGCATAGTTATTTGCTGCACCTTGTTCAGACTGGTATGCACTTGGTACGGGATATGTTCCACCATTTGCAAGACGATTCAACTCGTCAGCAAATGTGCTACCTGCTACTCCTGTTGCCATTATCTAAACCTCGCAGCCTTCTTTGCTATGGACTTTGGTTGTTTTACAAACTGCTTACCCTTTGCATTACCTGCAGCTTTAGCCTGGTTAGTTGCTCTCTTTTCAGATGCACTCAGTGCAGACCATGCCTTCTTGGGCAAATATCTTTTCTTGCCTTTAGATGGTTTACCATCAGAAGTTGTCCACTCTTCCTTGGTCCATTTCTTTAAGGACTTTTGTGACTTAGCAAGTGCCATTACTTGTAACCGCCTCCTGCTTTCTTGTACTCAACTGCAAGCAACTGAGCCTTACGAGCAGACCATTCGCCAGGGTCTCCACCCTTTGAGCCTGCCTTAATCTTCTTGAACAAGGCAGCACGCATTGCTGGCTTGGTGTAGTTACCAGCCGCATTGACTTTTGACTTAGCCTTCTTCTTTACCATTTGACTTTATCCGCCCAGTATGCAGCAGACATCTTGCCCTTAGCAATGTTCTTTGAGTGACGTGCCTTGAAGGACTTCTGACGTGCTGTTGGCTTCTTATCGCCAGTCACACCCTGCTGACCAAAGCGAATAGTTTTGACCTTGTCTCCTTCTTTGGCCACAACAACGTGTGACTTCTTTGGGTGATTTGGTGTACGCTTAGGCTTGTTAAAGCCTGATACTCCTGCTCGCTTTAGTCTTGGGTCTGTCATTATTATCCTCTTGTGTATTTACCTTTTGAGTTAAACTTGTCTGAACGTGTACCAGAAGTACCCTTCAGAATTGCTGCAGCAGCTTCTGCTAATTGCTTGTCCCAGTTTTTATCTGAGGCGTTAGCATTTGCTTTTGCGGTAGCAGCATTTCCAGGCCCGCGCTGCTTATAATCTTGTGAAGCAGCAATACCAGTACCTAGTGCTGTTGGGATATCGCGAACTTCACGGGCTACCGTCTTGACTCGCTTAATAACTTTTTTAACAGGGCTTGCCATTACTTCTTTTTCGCCTTCTTCTTAACGGCCTTCTTCATTGGCTTGCCAGTCTTCTTGGCCTCAGCCTTAGCCATTGCCATTCCCTTTGCTGTGTACGCGAATTCTTTCGCTCCGACTTTTGGCATTACTTCTTCTTCGCAATCTTCTTTGCAGCCTTCTTGGCTGTCTTCTTCATGGCCTTCTTGCCCATCTTCATTTCCATCATTTTTTCTTTCTTAGATTCCATCTTTTCAGCCATCTTGTATGCCTTGTTCTTCATCATTATGCTTGCCCTATCTCTTTCATTACCGCTGCGGTTGATTGGTTTATGTTCTTTGCATCTGGCATTGAATTAGCATTGTATGGCTTATTCAATACTTCGGAGGCTGCTTCTGCCTCACGAATCTTTTCCATCGAAGTTCCACCAGGCTGAATGCCTTGTGCCTTCGCATTAGCATATGCAGATAGTTCACTTTCGAAACGCTTACGTGGAGCATTTCGCTGACTGTTAGCATCGCCAGTATTCATCTGAAGTCCTCTGGCTTTGCAGCCAAAGCAATCAGGTCCACACTTGGTGTGGTCTATAAAGATATTGTTCTCATCAGGGAAAGGCTCAGTTGATGTAGCGTCACAGTACACACACCCATATAATGCTGAGTATGGAATCATGTCTCCATCGACTAACTTGTATGCCCATTCAAGAACTTTACTTACATGTTCGTGTCCCATATGTCCCCTATATTGCTGTGAAGTTTGCTGTGGTTACTCCAACGTTTCCGTTGATTAGTGCCTCACGAGTTGCCTCATCTACGGTATACTTGCTACCACCAAGATATACTTCTTGGTAAGTGTCTAAGTCACCGTCGTATGGATAACGAACCTGACGGTAAGTTCCATTAACTTTGATGATACTGATGCCACGTGCTAACTTGTAGAATGTAAAGAGTCGTTGAACTCCTTCAAATCCTTCGTCGACGGTTGGTGTCTCGAAGATGTAATCTGTCATGACTCCTCCTTTAGTGGACTCACCATGAGGCTAGGTTTCCCTAGCCCCACAGTCAATTAACTACTAGAGAGCAGCGATTGATGAACCTGATGTGATTCGGTATAGAGCCTCATCACGGTATACTGCGAAGCCAAGTACGCCGTACCAACCCATTGGGCGGAAACGCATCAACTTATCAGTTACGTTACCGATAACTACGTGTGGCTCTTCAGCTACGGCTTCTGCCATTGCTTGTGCGCCTGCAACGATTGTATCGAATACGCGAGTTACTGGAGTTACAGTTACTGTTGCTCCAACTGTTACTGCTGCAGTGTTTGCTGTGTCAACTGTGATAGTTGTTGTTGAGCCACTTGTTGCGATAGCAGTAATCTTTGCACCAGATGCGATACCTGTTGCAGCAATCTTGTCGCCAACTTCAGCGCGAGATGCGATAACAGATGATGAAGCAACGCCAACAGTAAATCCTGCTGATGTTCCTGCAACTGTTGCTGCTGTTGTTGCCAATGCTGTCTGGTCTGCACCAGACTTAGCGTTGTATAGACGTGATGATTCTACGAAGAATGCGCCTTCGTACTCACCGATTTCTCCTGCCCAGACCTTAGAAGCATTCTCTGCTGACTGTGACTGTGGGTAGCGCCATCCTAGGTCGCCTGTCTCTGCACGAAGGTCGTGTGAAACTTCTGGGTGGATACCAACCCAGTATGCATTTCCGCGACGGCCCTTAGCCTTGTTAGCACGTAGCTTAGCAACAGCCTTGCGGATGTCTGCTGAGTCTAGTGTATCGGCTGCATCTACGTTAGCAGTTGCTGTTGCATTGCCTGCGAAGATATTGTTTGAACCTGAGCGAAGTGTGTTCATTGCAACTACGTCGATAGAATCGGCTAGGTTGTATGCAATGATGTTAGCGATTGCTGGGTCTACATCTGCTAGAGAGAATAGTTCCAACGCACGTGTTACAAGTACAGCGTTACCGTACTCGTTAAGTGTCACTGTAACAGATGTTGGTGTTGACAATGCTACTGCATCTGGGTCAACTGTCTCTGTTAGTGTTGATGTCTTTGTGTCTAGGTCAACGTACTTCTGTAGAACTACAGTTGAACCTGGGATTGCTTGCTTTGCTGGGCGCTTATCTGCTACAGAACGAATTAGGGGTTCTGAACGGAGAGCGAACTCGAGAAGGCGGTCATATGCCTTCTGTACGAGACCAGCGCCGCCAACGTTACCGCCGAGCGAACCGCTGGAGGTGTCTGTATATGCGTTTGCCATTTTTAATTAGTCTCCTTGACTATGAACGATTGATTATTGTTGACTCTGCATCAGGGAGATTAACTCTTCCATGGAGCTTGCATTGTCCATGCGTTGCTCTAGGTCCTGTGCTCGGTCTGGTGTAACGGCATTCTGTGTCATGACATCCTGCTGACGTAACGTCGCAAGATTTTGTGTGTCAGGTTTCTGTGATACCTCTATACCAAATAGGTCAGCGTTCTCGTCTAGCCAGTTCGATACTGCCTCTTCTGAAAAATCACCATCTAAATCCTTGAGGACTAGACGTGCTGCCTTCTGGTTTACACCCTTCTTTTCTAGTACTGACTTAACGGTAGACTCACGCTGCGACTTGGTAAATCCCTCAAGTTGCTCAGTAAGTTCCTTGATACGCTTCTCGTCTGCACGCTTGGCTTTGCGTAACTTTTTAAGTAAGTCACTGCCATCCAATTGTGTGTCGTTGTCGTTATCTTGGTCATCGTCTTCGTCGTCCCAGTAGTTGTTGCTCATAGCAACCCACCCTTCTATTCGTTGTTAGTTCGCAGGCCTCAGTTCAGTTCGGGGAAACTGGCTGGCTCCTACTATCGGTCTATTACTCTGACGGGGCCGATAGGTCCGTTCAGGATTCTAGTATTGTCCTATTGTTTGCTGGGTAAGACTTGTTTTGTTTGTACCACTAGAGCCACTAAAGGCTGCAATTTCACGCTGTGTAAGTTTCTGACGCTTACGTTGTGCTGATGCTAGGCTATTGAATACCTCTTGCTCAGCTTCTGTTTGGCCATAACCTTCAAGAGTTGTGCCATAGATATCAGATAGTTTCTCAGCAGTTGGAAGAATGTCTGCAATAGTTGCATAACCCTTTTGTGCTTGTGCCTCAGTTACTCCTTGTGCTGCTAGTTGTTCAGCAACAGATACACCAGCCTTTAGTCCTTGACGAGCTGCTGCAACACCAATCTCCGATGCTGCGACTTGACGCTCAATCTTTTCAAACTGTTGCTCTGGGTCAAGAACATATGCAACTAGGTCTTCATTTCCAATACCATAGTAGTCGCGCAACTGCCTTGAGATAGCAGGGTCAGCATTCTGTACACGTTGAACCGCTGTAACTATTCGCTTAGACATCATCTCTGGAGATACATCATTTGCAATAAATTTAGAAACAGAGTCATCATTATCAAATTGCTTAAGACCATACTCACGTAACACTCTACGGTATGAATCTTCAGCTCTAAGATATGTTCCTGGGTCTAAGACGGCCAATCCTTTTTTCCTGCGAATTTCATTCGCCTTAAAGCGTTCTATATATTCTGGAGTTTCTTGCAAGTCAAGAGTAATGGTAGCTTCGTTTGCCCCATCAATTGCAAGGTCTCTAATTTTATTAGCAAGTGAACCTAGGTTATACTGATTAAATCGCTCAGTAAGAATTTTAATTGTTGATTCACGCATAGCAAGCTTTGCTTGTTCTGCCTGCAACTTTGCAGCCATATCTGCTGCAGTTGTGCCAGCTCCTGGAATTACTGTGTTTCCAGTTACGTTAATATTGGCTCCTGCGGCTGCGGCATCCGCTGCTGCTTGTGCTGCTCCTGCGGCTGTGCCGTTACCCGCATTCTTTATTGCATCCGCTGCATCTTGTGCTGCTTTTGCAGCTGCAGCATTTGCAGCTATCAAGGCTTTCTTTGCTGCGTCTAACTCTGCAGCCGTTTTAGCTGCAGCAATAGCAGCTTCCGCTGCTGCTTTTTCTGCTGCGGCCTTAACCGCTGCCAAGTCTGCTGCAGCTTTTGCATTAGCCGCTGCTAAATCTGCGGCTGCTTTGTCTGCTGCTATTTTTGCTGCGCTATTATTAGTTGTTACAACTCTGCCAGTTACTGGGTCAACGGTAGATGTGATGCCAATACTTCCATAAGATTCAGTAATCTGCGCCGCAGTTGCTGCAGCATTCTTTGCTGCATCTAACTGAGCCTGAGTCTTACCAGTATTTCCAACCTTAACAGTATAGTAAATATCCTCTGCTGAAAGTGTTTGTGCAGCAGCAGACGCACTCTGCGCTACCTGTGCTGCCTTAGCGCGTGCAGCTGCAGCTGACTCAATTGCAGATATAGACTCAGTTCTAACAGGTTCTTGAGCATCGGCTTTAAGTCTTGAAAGAGCAGAACCAGTCGGTGCCGTGTTAGTAAGTGTTGCATACTTAGCAGGTTCGTTTAACCGAAGATACTCAAGATAAGAAACTCTATCCTCAGGTGGCATGTCTACCTGTAATCTATTCCATTGCGCTTCTGTATATGCCATTATGCTAGTCCCCAATCGCGTAGAACTTTAAGAGACAATGAGTCGATAGTATCTCGTGCATTATTTGTGTATTCCCATTCAGGCTTACTGCGTAATTCTTTTTCAAACTGCCATAATGGTTTAACCGAAGGCTTGCCATCTGGTCCTATATACTGCAAAGCAGCACGTAGTGTTGGGTCTTCAAATGTAATTGAATCAGCATCGCGTTCAAGAATGTTGGCCATTGCGCCCTTGTAAGCAGAAGCAATTGAATCAACGCTAATGCCATTATTAATCTGGTCAGAATAGCCAGGGAACGCACTCGCTGCAGTTGCACGAATCTCTGCTTGAATATCATCTGTTGTAGTTGTTCCAGTAAATAAGTCTCTCGACTTCTGGTCCCAGTATGCTTGACCTAGGTACTTGCCTACACCAAATGAGTTTGCATATGACTTGAGTGAAGATGTATCACCAATGATGTTTCCACCAAAGCCAGTAATCTTGCCTGAAAATCGAATCAGTTCATCGAACTGGTTATCATCTAAACCACGTTCATATGCGTTGGCTGCAAGACTATCAAAGTCTGTCATGTTAATCTTAACACCAGCGGTAACTAGGCGCTTGCGAGCAGCAGTCTTGTACTTATCTAAAGAATCTAGATATACTCCAGGTTGTTCAGTCTTTTCCTTTACTCTCTTTTTTACAAGAGGGCTAAGGTTTTGATAGTATGAAGTCTTATATAGTTCTTCTAAAGCCTTACCAGTATTGCCTGCTTTAAAGAACTCATAGATTGGCTTTAGTTCAGGATATGCTGCAAGAAGTGCTTCACTAATACCATAGGAGATAGCAGTTTGAACGCCTTCTTGCTGAGCCTTGACTAATGCATCTGAAGAACCACCAGCAGTAATGCCTAACATCTTCTTTTGTTCATCAGTTAAAGAAGCAACACCACCACGGGCTAATTGGGCAGAGGCTGCTTGTAGTTGTTCTGGGGTATAAGCCATTACGCACCTGCCACATTTCCTGATAACCAGTCAGCGAACCGAATACGAGATGTACGGTCGGCATCGTCTGGATTGAGGTCTATTAGTTTCTGTTCAACTGTAGATTGAATCTCACCTGCTGTTAATCCTGGCGTGGTTGTCTGCACATTTTCCATCTTACCAGTTGTCTTGTTCCTGACCTTCTTGTATTCGGTCAGAGTTCCTGTGTTAAGCTTCTCTAATTCTTTGAACAACTCTTCCTTCTCATCATCCTTTAAGGTACGCATAAGCTTCTTTTCAGCCCAGCTATCGAATGCCTGGAATGATGTTGCCTTATCTAGTTGAGAAATGCTACGTGTAGGTAGAGTTGGTTCGTCACCCTTAACACTCTTTAGGGTATCATTGAGTAGTTGCATAGGTGTAACCTTAGCACCTTTACCACCCTGGTAGATTTCCGCTGCAACTGTGACTAGTTTTTCCCATACTCCATACGCCTCAAGTTGAGTAATGGATTTACCTTTGGCTGCATAAGCACCAATGATTTTATTTTGCAGTGCATCGTCTGTCCAGAAGTCTGTGATTACAGTATTCTTGAATCCAATTGTAGGAGTCACAGAAGATACAGGTCGGCCACCCTTAAACTTTAAATCAGTTGTCTTGTTCGTCTCACCGAAGTATACAAATGCTGTACTTCCAGGTGCGCCAGATGCAAATGCTGCTGGATTAGACAAATCAATTACACCTGCAAGGTCTGCCATGAGGTCAGGTGTTATGCCCAGTGGTGCATTCTCTGCAATCTTAGGTGCAGATGGGAGCGGAGCATTACTCTTGCTCTTAGGTGGAGTCTTTGGCTGACCAGATAGTTGACGATTGATATCTACTAACTCTTTGCGAAGAGCCTCTGTTGACTTTAAACCCTTTAAGCGCTCCGCGGCAGTACTAGTAGTGACATCTGTTTTAGTTTTTTCCGCAATGAGTTCAATGAGAACATTCTTACGTGCTATCAGTTCTTCTCTAGTTGCCATATTATCGTCCTGAATCTAGGTATTTGTCATAGACTCTATCCTGTGATAAGAATCTGTCGTAGATATTTGCAAACTCCAGGTCACCAGCTTTGAGTTGGCTGACATAGTAGTCAAGAACTAGACGCAAATCTTGGTTCTGTTTAGCATCTATATTACCAGATGCTCTTCCACTCAAGGCAGCAGAAACACTATCACGTATCTTCATGTATAAAGTAACTGACTTCCATGTAGGGTCGTCGCCGTTATCCTTCATAAAGGTATCATCAGAAATAATCTTTCTGAATCCAGCGATAGTCTTGGCTGACTTTGTACCATCAACATCTCGATAGTCTTGGTACCATGCGCTAGGAGCACCTGTTGGTATACCAGTTTCTGGGTCTACATCAGATGCTAGTTGCTGGATAACAACTTGCTTTGCATATGCTAAGTCTTCAGCGCCAGCTGATTGGAAAGAAGAAAGACCACGCTTTTCAAGATGTGCATCTAGTATAACCATAGCACGGCGGTACTTAGCCCAGCCTTCACGAGCAGCGTTTTGCATCTGTGCTTCTTTAGGGTCTTGCTTACTGCGATATGTCTCAGGAGTTCCTGGTGCAATTGCAGTCTCTGACTGCCACCAGTATGCTGTAGGATTAAACTTAGCAGCACCTGAACCCTTAGTAATTAAACCAACTAAGTAGGAGTTATCCCCTACTACTTCGCTGATTAATCTGTTGTATCGCTTAGCATTCTGAACATCATCCATTGTGGCCTGTGAACCCGTAGGGTTCTTAGACAGTGATGTAGCAAATCCAAAGTATTCTGGGAAGTCTTCAAGGAACTTAGCGTCTGCTGCTAGGCCGTAAGTACGGCTATACTCACGCCACTTGTCCATGTAAAGTCTGTATGGGCTTTCAAACTGTGGAGCGAAAGGTAGAATCAGGTTAGCAGCTACACGCATCTTATAGAATGCGTCTGTCTTTTCCTTGATTTCAGCATCGCTTAGGTAACGTTGATTAGTTTCCTTAGACTTCTGCTGCTCTGTTAGCCAGATAAGCTGGTAAGTCTTAGCATAATCATCATTGTTTAATCCTTGTACGCCTTTAATAAGGTTACGACCCCATGTAGGTAGGAACTGGCTTAGTGAATCGTCAGGTCCATATGGGAATGCAAAGGATACAACCTCTTCTAATTCAGGCTTTAACTTTAGTACATTTGCTACAGGAATAGCAGCGAATGGACCAACCGAGACACCGAACGGGTTACCTTGGAAGATAACATCGAGGCTTCTCTTGCTAATGCCCACCTCGTCGAGGGATGAAAGTCCTTGACCAATAATAGGAAGCTTCTTAAGCGCTTTAGGAATTGGTAACCACATAGTATCGTTGGCATTTAGTGCTTGTCCTGGTAGGACTGGCTCGCCAGTTTCTTCATTAGTGATTAACCCTGAGCGTTCAGGTGCATTCCATACAACGTTAGCACGGTTTAGAATAGCAGGGTTTTCCATGCCAATTCTGAACCAAGTCTTAACAGCGTTCTCTTGTGCAGAAAAGAATGGTGATACAAAGCGCAGCATATGTGCAGCATTGGAGCGTCGCTCTACATTGTAAAGGATTGCCTTAACGCCCTTCATAGCGTCAGCTCTAGCACCAGCAGTTAAGTTATACTGTAGCTCAGCAAACTCCTCACGAGTGTACTTGCCACCCTTTAAGAACTCTGCTGTTTCAAAGCGCTTCTGAATTGACTTCTCATATAGGTCAATAAACAATGGGTGACGTGCCCAGTTGTCTTCAGGAATAGTTGCTAGGTACTTAAACAAAGAACTAGTAATACGATTAGACACACCACGAACAGTTAAGTTCATGTTAGCGTCTAGCAAGTGACCATGTACTATAGGAAGTACTTCAGGGTCACGGATTGCATTACGTAGGAAGTCCTCTGTAATTTTACCAGCTTCTTCACCAGGAAGTGCTGACATAATCTTCTCACGGATGCCGTATCCTTTAGGGATGTAGTCATCTAAAAACTTCTGCGCTGTAGTTACATACTCTAATGCTTCTTCGCGTGGGATACCTAAGCGAGCACGCAGTTCTTTGTTGTCAGCAAGTTCTCTAGCAACCTCGTCAACACTCTTGCCAGACATAAGTCCACGAGGAACTGCAGCATTAGCAAATGTCTCATTGATAGCATTTGTCCACTCTTGGTAATAATTGACATCTCCTGGGCGCACAGCGCCGCGGCCTTTGCTTGCTACATTTGTACCATAGATGGTCGAGTAGTCTTCCAATAAAGAGTAGAATGAACGCTGAGATGAGTTTAGTTCACGAAATAAGCCACCTGTTGGTCCACCAAATGCACCATATACAGTGTGCTTGGTACCGTCAATACCATCAAGTGTTGAAGTCAATTCAATATCTTCTTCACCGATGCGCTTCTTGCGTGAGGCTACCTTTGATTGTTCTAATTTTGTTAGAGTAGAGTTGTTACCATCATACGCTGCGTTTGCAGACTCAAGTGCTTTTCTCTTTACAACAAGTTCGCCAACTAAGTCTGCATTATCTAGTTCTGATGCAGCACGTGATTCAAGATTTGCAACTTCCTTTGTCAAACGTGCAATTTCTGCACCATTCTTTTGAAGTTCATCTTTAACAGTCTTGTAATCTAGCTTGCCAGCTGTATTGTAATTGTCAACTAGGCGTTGCTTTGCAACTGAAGCGTTGTCAATTAAATTCTTTGCACCTTCGCCAGCGTGACGTAGTGAAGCCATTGCTCCTACTGTAGACCAGATACGAAGTTGAGAGTCAACAGCGTTACGAATAGGGTATCCAAGACGCAGAAGAACTGCAGCCTTCCACAAATCGTTAGTTACGCTTATAACATCTTTAGCACTACCAGAAACTGCACGGATTGCGCTCTTGTTGCGTTGGATAACTGCGTCAATAGTGTCAAAATCTGCAATCGGCAAAAAGTTTGCTGTCTGAGATTCAAACAATGGCACCTTAATCATTTGATTAAGTTCTTTATCGAAGATAAATCCATCTTCTTTAGACTCAGTCATTCTTCCTGTACGTAATTTTACGTGGTAATTAAAAAGTTCTTCTGCATCTTCTGGAGCAAGTCCATGCTTTGCAGCAACAATTCTATAACCAGTCTCTTCAAGTTCATTAACTACGCGAGCGCGTGCTTCTGGAGTGCCCGCTCCTGCGTATCGCTGGATATATGACATTGCATCCGCAGGCGTAAATGTACCTATCTGTGTACGTGTAATAAGAGCAGCACCCTTTGCAGGAATTGGCTTAGATAATTTTACTAAACGGTCTGTTACTGCTGTAATTTCACGGATTGATTCACCCTCGTTAAGGTTTACCACGCCAGATGGACGCTCGCGGAACGGCCATGTTACAGAATAATAAAGTTTATGGAACGGTGTTGGCTGATACATTGAAATCTTTGCATCACCAACTGCTGCTGAATGATATATGCTGCTTTTAGCAGAAGCAATAAATCTACCAGTAGCCTGAGATAACCCACCGACGCCCTCAATAAGTGAAGGTGTATCTGAAATGTTAATCAAAGTATCTACGTAACGGTCATGCTTAGCCCATGCAGAAATAAAATCGCGGTCAGCCTGAATCTCGTCAGGTGAGCGTAGTGCAAACTGTAGCATATCGTCAGTTGTTGCATCAATTAATTTTGCTTCTTCGTTAAGAAGTACCTTTAAATCACTTGTTGTAATTTCGCCATTTGCGATACGTAAAGGTTCAGCAATATCTGGACGCTTTAATTCTCTAAGAACTTCAATACCGCTCTTGTCTCCCATGACTGCAAGCATTGTATTGATTGCTTCTTCTTTTGTTGCAGAGATGCCAAGCAAATAAGAAGTTGTTGCTTCGTTACTGCTACCCTTAATCCAAGGGTGGTTCTGCGCCCAGACAATATCATTGTTTGCAAAATCATCTGCAAGTCTAGAGTACTTTTCCGCCAACTTATTTGTTGTTGGAATACCTGAGCGAACTTCACGAAGTGCAAGGATTGCATCCTTTGCAGAATCTGCAGCACGCTTGCTCGCGATTAGTTTACCACCGACAATAGATACATCGCCAGCAAACTGTGTTATTGTATCAATAGTACCAGAGGTAAGTTTACCCATAAGACTATCATTGAAAGCTTGTTCGCGCTGGTTGTCATCATAGATGTCAAAGTCAGAATCCATAAACTTTGGAGTTAAGTCATCTGGTAGAATCTGTCCAAGAGCCTGACCAAACTGTGTTGTAAGTGCCTGGCCAAAAGAAATCTCGTTACGCGCTTCCCATGCTTTTTTCCATGAATCGCTGATGCCCATATCTGGGTCGCGTTGAGCAAATAATGTGACAGCAGAAAGTGGTTCACGAATTAAGTTGCGATTAGTTGCTTCAACTGCAGCAATGACTCCGCCAATTGGACGAGCAACGTTCTTACCAAAGTCAACTGTTGCTTGCTTTAGCGTACTAAGAAAACCATTAAATTCTTCTCTATCATTTAAAGGGGCTGTGCCGACATCCCATGCCCACTTAGCTGCAGCGACAGGAGGAAATCCTAAAGCAACATCTAGACCCCAGTCCCTGGTTCCTTTTGCAAGGTCACCAATGCGGTTCCAAATGTTCATTGCACCTCGTTCATTAACAATGCCAAAGCTCGTCTTGTTTCAGGTGATGTGTTTGGACGAGATGCAATGTAATTTAAAACTGGGTAGTAAGAAGAAATGCTTTTATTAAACTCAGCTGAATTATTATTCATGCTTGGAAGCATCAAAGCTTCTGAACCAGGACCTGGTCCTACGTCAATACCAGATGTAATTAAATCTTCAGGACCTGATTCAGCAAAAAGAGGAGTCACTGGAGGAAGTTCAGGAGCAACATTCATTGAACGTGCTGCCATTGGTGATGGAGCTTTAGCCATAGGAGCACCAGCTGCTTGTTCATTAATTTGCTTATTCATGCCGTACGCAAATCCTTCAGCAACTCGACCGTCAGTACGACGTGATAATGCACCTGGACCTGAAACTGGAGCAGGCTTACCTGGCTTGCGATATCCACCTTGTACTGCCATAGTTCCTCCTACTTAGTAAATTGTTCAAAGATATGAAACGGCGGAGCCGTCTCGTTATTATTAACTGCTGCAATTCTCATTGCATCTAGCATTGTAGTTCCTGCGTGTAGTGCTCCAACTGCAAAATCACCACCAGAACCAATACCATAAAATCCTGTGCTGTTCATCCCAACTGAAAAATCAGAATCTATCTCGAAGATAGTTCCATTAATTCCTAGTAAAAGACTTAATTCAAATTTGTTATCGTCATCATCTGACGTTTTGTTAAAGTCTACACCTGCTTCAGTAAGTGCCGCCTTAAGCGAGGGCACTACTTTGTTAATTGCAAACTCGTATAAGTTTGTTTTAGCCTTTACTGTAACTAGTGGAGGCGTCCACCCGTGGAGTACCACTTGTAAACTACGATAGTTACCAGCACCAGAAATAATATAACTTCCACGTTCAACTGCCTTTGTCATGTCGGGATGAGTATAAACTTTACCAGCAGCGTTGATTCGACTGTCTGCTACGATTACACATTTGTCTTCGTGCTGAACACCAATAATCGTAGTCATTGTCCCCTCCTAGATTATATGCGTCGCGTTGAACGAACGCTTGCTGTTGGCTTCCCACCACCAGTAATACCTGATAGTAAGCTCATAATGTCTGGCGGGGCCTGTTCAATTTCAGGTGTAGCGCCTCCTGCTGGAACGCCAGCGGGAACAGGGGACGGTTGCTCAACCGCTTGTTGGGCCCCAGCAGGAGGAACTGGTTGCGGCTGTGGCGTAAAGACTTCTTCAATGACGTCCTCTAGTGCCTGTCCCTTTTGGCGTGCCTTAATGACAGCCGCAATCTG